GACATTCGCAAGATCGCTATGCCGATGCCCTTTAACCCGCCCTCGCCTGTCCTGTTCCAGCTTTTGGGTTGGTTGGACACCGCCGCCAAGGGCGTGGTGACCACCGCAGAAGAGAAGATTGCAGACGTTAACGCCAACGCACCTGTTGGAACCACCCAAGCCTTGATTGAACAAGGCGCTGTGGTGTTCTCAGCCATCCACGCACGACTACACGACAGCCAAGCACGAGTATTAAAGATCCTTGGACGTTTAAATCGCTGGCATTTGGATGAGCAACGCAAGGGTGAAGTGGTTGCTGACCTTGAAATCAGCCGTGAAGACTTCGCTACCAACACCGATGTAGTCCCTGTCAGTGATCCACACATCTTCTCTGAGACCCAGCGCATGGCTCAGATGCAGGCTGTGATGCAATTGATGGGTAGCAACCCTGATGTCTTCAACAAAAAGAAGGTCATTGAGCGTTTCTTGAAGCAGATGAAGGTTCCAGCCATCAATGAGTTGATGATTGATGTGCCTGCACCCGAGATGCGCACTATTGCTGACGAGAATGCGGCTATGTCGATTGGTCAACCAGCCTATGCTTACATCCAGCAAGACCATATTTCGCACATCCAAGGGCATTTGCAGTTTGCTAACGACCCTGCATATGGTTCTAACCCGTTCTTTGCACCGCAATTTACGCCAAATGCCATTGAACACATCAAGCAACACATGACATTATGGTACTTGAACCGCATGAATGGGTATGTACAGCAATCTCGCAATGGAAAACCTGTGACTAACTATGAGGATGTGAAGCTGACGGGCATCATTGACCAAGTATTTGCCGCTGTGGGTAAGCATGTGAGCTTGGATACTGGCGAAGTGTTCCAACAAATCATGCCGCAACTGCAACAACTGATGCAACGCGATCAACAATTGCAGACTCCACCTCAGTTGCCCCCAGATGCACAGGTTGTCAAGGATACGTCCATGGCAGAAACCCAGCGCAAGGCGCAAAAAGACCAAATCGACGCACAATTTGCGGCGCAAAAACTGCAAACAGAGCAACAAGAGCATCAAATGGACAGTCAAGTCAAGATTGCCATTGAAAATGCAAAGCTAATGCATCAGGCTATACCCCCAATGCCTATGCTTCAGCCGCCAGCACAACCTGCTGAGCAACAACCACCACAGCCACCTCAAGGAGAACCAAATGGCAACATCGGATAAAGAACAAATGGGCGAAGACGTACGTTATCACGCTCGTATGGCAATGGGCGCAAAGCTGGACGGCACATCGCTGAAGGCTAAGGGTCAGCCAACCCCTGTAAAGAACACAGAAAAACCTCAAGGCGGCTTGTCTGCACTGAAGAAAAAATGACATCCGAGTTGATCCACATGATCAAGCTTCGGCAGGCTGAGATAGGAGTCTCATTGGCTGAGGGTAATGCCTCAACATGGGAGTCTTATCAAAGGATGGTTGGTGAGAACGTAGGACTTGCATGGGTCTTGCAGATGATCAACCAGAAGTTGGAAGAAGAAGACAGGGGTTGAGATACCCCGCAAATCCGTTGCACTGAAAGATGTGCGTGTTGCGCTGAAATATGCGCGTTTTGGAGAAAAAATGAGTGATAACGTAATCCCTATGTTCGGGGGCGATCAAAGTGTGCCGCCCGCAGACGAACTCAACTGGGCATTCCCTGATGTACCTTCAGGTCAAAGCCCGTTCGGTGGACGAGTCATTGTCCAACTACGCCGAATAAAGAAAAAAGCTGGAATGATCATCATTGTTGATGAGACCAAAGAAAGCGAAAAGTGGAACAACATGATTGGCAAAGTGGTTGCAATAGGCCCCCTCGCCTTCAAGAACCGCGACACCATGGCTCCGTGGCCTGAAGGCTCATGGGCGCAGGTTGGTGACTACGTCCGAGTCCCCAAGTGGGGCGGAGACCGTTGGGAGCGCCTTGTTCCTGATGACGAAGATCCAGTTTTGTTTATGACTATCAATGATCACGAGTTGATAGCCAAAGTCACTGACAACCCCTTGTCATTTAAAGCTTTTGTTTAAGGAATCATCATGGCAGAAAAAGACAAACAAGAAATTGAGCTTCAAGTAAAAGAAGAAAAGGACGGTTCAGTCGTTGTAGCCTTGCCTGAAGGCTTGGATATGGGTGACGACCTTGACGAAAAGTACGAACCGCCAGAAAAATCAGATGGTGGCTCCGTAGAAGACGAAGAGCCTGATCATCCTGACGATACTGACGCTGTAAGGGAGGCTAAACGCGCTCGCCGCAGGTCAAAACGGGCGTTGGCTAGGGATACAACCCGCGAGCGTGAGCTTCAACTGCAACAACTCAAGCGCCAGAACGAAGAAATGGCTCAGCGCATGGCTGAATTGGAGCGCAAGTCTCAGTATTCAGAACTAAGCCAGCTTGACAAGCAGATTGAGGACGAAAATCTTCGCCTTGAATACGCCAAGATGAAGATTTCTGAAGCCGCCGCCGCTGGTGACGGGGATGCAATGGTGCAAGCACAAGAAATGTTGTATGACTCTAAGGAAAAGTTAAGTTCTTTATCTGGAGTTAAAAACCAATATGTTCGTCAAGCACAAGCACCCAAGCAAGAAAGAATTGATCCACGCATGCAGATGCAGGCGACAAAGTGGATTGAACGCAATGGTTGGTACAAGCCAGACTTAGGTGACACTGACAGCCGCATCGCAAAAAGTGTGGATGAAGAGTTAGTTAAGGAGGGTTGGAATCCTAATGAGGCAGATTATTGGGATGAGCTTGACAGCCGCTTGCAAAAGTATTTACCCCACCGCTACAATGTCTCCGCAGAGCGAAATTCGTCTGATAGAAAGCCGAGGAATGTAGTGGGAAGTTCAGGTAGAGAAGCATCAGCTTCATTTGGTGGATCAAACCGCACCTTTACGCTTTCACCTCAACAGGTGAGCGCAATTAAAGAGGCAGGAATGTGGGACAACATTGAGTCACGCAATCGAATGATCCGTCGCTACGCACAACAATCTCGAAACATGGAAGGTAATTAATCATGACTGAATCTCGTTTAAAAAAATCTTTAAATGCTGGTGGGCGCGAAGACCGCGCAAGTGGGGATGCAACCCGTCAAGCAGTAGAAGAGAAGTTCCCCTCTAAAGATGAACGTCGCAAGATGTGGACTGATGAGTGGACGCAATCGGCAATGCCCAAGACACCAGAGATACCCGGTTGGCATCTTTGTTGGCTCTCAACAACTAACACTTACGACAGCATAGATAAGCGTATGCGTCTGGGATACGTTCCCGTGAAAGCGGATGAGTTCCCCGGATTCGATAACTACCGAGTCAAGGCTGGCGAACATGTTGGTTATATCTCTTGCAATGAGATGTTACTGTTCAAGTTGCCCATGGAAATCTATCAAGAATATATGACACACATGCATCACGATCTTCCACGCGAAGAAGAAGACAAGGTCAAGGTTCAGATAGAAAGTCTACAGGGTCAGCGAGATAGTAACGGAAGATCGCTAGTGAGTGTTGAGGGCGACGGAATGGGTAATTTTAGTCAGCAACCACGAGAAACACCCGTCTTTTACGGGTAATTCAATAAAAGGAGTTTTTTATGTCTAGTACATCCGCTCCGTTTGGTTTGCGCCCTGCGTTCCACCCCTCTGGTCTGGATCGCGCCCAAGCGCTTGCTAACGGCATCACATCAGGTTATTCCACTCAAATTTTGAAGGGTCAACCTGTCGCTTACTCTGCTTCGGCAGGTGTAATTGTTCCTCTCACAACCAATCCCGCTTCAGGCTCTTCAGTTGCTTGGTCTGGCGCATTTGCTGGTGTTGAGTTCACTGACACAACTGGTCGTCGTCGCGTGTCCAACTACTGGCCTGCAAGCACTGCATTCCAGACTGGTTCATGCATTGCTTATTTCTACAACGACAACAACATCGTTTATGAAATCCAAGCTGATGGCGCAATGGCTCAAACCACTATTGGTAACGAGTACAACTTCACTAACGTGACTTCTGGTTCTAGCACCACTGGTCTGTCTCAAGCCACTCTTGGTTCTGCGACAGCCGCTGGTAACGGTACACAAGGTCAAATGCGTGTTGTCGATCTCGCACCATATGTTGACAACGCATGGGGGGACTCATACACGATTGTTCGTGTTGTGTGTTCACATTCACAACTGTTTGGTAGCTTTACTGCTATCGCCTAATTAAGGAGCTAAATTATGGCCGCCCCAATGCGCAGTACGGACTTTAGAAGTATTGTTGAACCAATTCTCAACGAATGCTTCGATGGAGTCTATGACCAACGTGCCGACGAGTGGAGCCGTGTGTTCCGCGAACAAGACGGTATTCCACGCAACTACCACGAAGAGCCTGTGTTATACGGTTTCGGAGCCGCCCCTCAGTTACCTGATGGCACTCCTGTTACCTATCAACAAGGTGGTGTTCTGTTCCTCAAGCGCTATGTGTACAAGGTGTATGGCTTAGCCTTCGCTTTGACCAAAGTGTTGTATGAGGATGGTGATCACATTCGTATTGGTCAGACTTATGCACGTCACTTGGCTCAGTCTTTGGTGGAAACCAAAGAATTGTTGTCAGCAAACGTGTTGAACACAGCCTTCAACTCTAGCTACCCCGGTGGCGACGGCGTGTCCCTGATCAACACTGCTCACCCCATCGTGAACGGTACTTTCAGCAACCAGTTGGCTACCGCCGCTGTCTTGTCTCAGACATCTCTTGAGCAGATGTTGATTCAAGTTCGCCAAGCAGTTGACAACAACGGCAAGAAGATTCGTTTGGTTCCACGTCAATTAGTTGTGGCTCCCGGCAACATCTTCCAAGCCGAAGTATTGTTGAAATCTGTTCTGCGTACTGGTAACGCAAACAACGACATCAACCCAGTCAAGTCTATCGGTCTGTTAGACGAAGGCGCGGCTGTTCTGTCACGTTTGTCAAGCCCTACAGCATGGTGGGTTCAGACTGAC